ATGGGGTAATAGAGTTGGAGAGACTACTGAAGATTCTGGAGAGATAAAATGAAAACCTTTAAAAGAACAGCCATACAAGATTGGGAGATAGCAGACGAGGAGGGTAATAGGTTTTGTATTCAGCAAGGGAAAGAGTATATTACCTCTGGTGTCAATTTCGATCATGTAATCGTTTTCGATAGATACTGGGTGGAAGTTCCAGTGTCTATATTTGAAGGCGAAAAGAGATTTACCTAATGCCTAGTGAGATAAGAAACAAAAAAAGAAAAGGGGTAGGGGGGGATCAAATCTTTGACGCTTGGCCGAGTTAACCGGAGTGGTACCCGTTTTCTTGCGAGTGCAAAAATAAAAACTGGTTATATAACAAATACTTAGAGAGGCAATTATGAAAGGCCGTAAAGCAATTCCGATACCTATAAAGCGAATTAAGGGGACCCTGCAGAATTGCAGAGTCAAGAACGTGCCTACTCCTAGTGATAAGCTTCCCAAAGCACCTAACTGGCTCAATAAGCGTGCCAAGCAGATATTCTGGCATTTAGTCAATCGTAGGTTAAAGGATCTCGGTTTGGCAAAGCGCACTTATACAGAGAAACTTGCCCTGCTTGCGTTTAATCTTGAGAGGGTTGAGCGTTTCAGCCTTTACTTAGACGAAAACGGTTATAGCTATCAGACTACTACGCCTCAAGGTATGATGATTTATAAAGAGCGTCCAGAGGTTCAATATTTAAAAGAAGCGGATCGCAGGAGTGACTCCCTTTTAACGTACTTTGGTTTAGACCCGGCGTCTATTCAGAAGGTTGGAGCGGCTTCAAGCAAAAAGAAAAAGAGTGAGTTCGAGGACTTCTAATTGCCTGATTATCCCAAAATAGCCACTCAATACGCTGAAGATATCGTGTCCGGCAAGATTAAAGCTTGTCAGTACATGATATTTGCCTGCCAGCGTCACCTTGATGACCTTGCACGTGCTGGTACTAAAGATTTCCCTTATATTTTCAATGACAAAGCTATAAACCGCCGTTGCGCCTTTTCCCGCAAATTCAGGCACGTTAAAGGCAAGTGGAGCGGCAGCCTGATAGAGACAGAGCCATGGCAGATATTCATAGAGGCCTCTATTTGGGGCTGGACACACAAAGACACAGGGTTGAGGCGGTTCCGGATTGCTTATTGTGAGATACCCCGGAAGAATGGAAAGTCTATTATTGGCGCAATTTCAGGCAACTATATGCACGCTGCAGACAACGAGGCCGGGAGTGAGGTGTATTCTGGTGCTACAAGCGAGAAGCAGGCCCAGGAAGTATTCAGACCGGCGTGGCAGATGGTTCAAAAGAATCCTGACTATCAGGAATACTTTGGGGTGTCACTCTCCGGAACTCCGCGCAACCCCACAAGCATTTACAGGCTTGATGACATGAGCCGCTTTGAACCGCTTATCGGCAAGCCTGGTGAAGGCGCATCGCCTCATTGCGCGATAATTGACGAATACCATGAGCATAGAACCAGTGCTCAGTATGACAGCATGGGTTATAACTACTGCGGGCGTTGATACATCCGGTCCCTGTTATGACATGCACCTGGATGCAGTCAAGGTATTGGACGGTTCGTTAAAGGATGATGCCTTTTTTGCCGTTATATATACCATAGACCCGAAAGCTGACTGGAAGGATTTTAAGAACTGGGAGGCTGCCAACCCTAACTATGGCGTGTCTATCATCGAAGACTACCTGCAGCGCAAGTATAAGCAGACCATGGAGAATGCGGCAAAGCAGAATATCAATCTCTGTAAACATCTCAATGTCTGGACTAACGCCGGTGTTGCCTGGATGAACATGGCTAAGTGGGCTGCATGTGAGGACAAAACGCTCAAACTGGAAGATTTCAGAGGACAGTCATGCTTTATGGGCCTTGACCTGGCCTCAAAGATTGATATTTGCGCGCTAATCCTGCTCTTTGTCTCTGAACGCGGGTATGAAGCCTTTGGCCGGTATTATCTTCCCGAAGAGACTGTGCAACTCTCAGGAAACGATCATTATGACAAATGGGTGAAGCAGGGCTGGATTATAAGCACACCTGGAGCCAGAACAGACTTCGCCTACATAGAAAACGATATTAAAGCTATAAATTCAATCAATCCGATAATCGAATTAGCCTTTGACCCGCGCGAAAGTGGCTATTTAATAAATAATATTATGAACTCAGCGTGGCTCAATCCTGAATGCTGTATTGAAATATCACAGGGACCTGCGCTTATGAGCCAGCCGATGAAAGAGTTGGAAGCTCTGATTTATGCACAACGGCTATTTCACAATGGGGATCCGGTTCTTACGTGGATGATTGCGAATATTATCAAGAAGCAGGGCCGTACTACGGGGCCGGTGAAATACTATTATCCGACAAAGGCCAAGGAAGAGAACAAAATAGACGGGGGCGTGGCACTCATAATGGCGTTAAGCCGTGCTATGCTCAAAACAGAATCGGTTTATGAGGAAAGGGGGTTGTTGGTACTATGAAAAAACAGAACGAAGAACATCTTGATTTTTTTAAGGGGTTGGCCGCTGCAATATTCTTTTTTTTTATCATTTGGGCGGGCCTATGGGTGGTGTTACACGATATAGGGGATGGCAAGATCGTACCGGGGCCGTTAAAGACTGAGAGGGTTATAGGGGGAGATGTCAAGTGAAGTTACCTAAAATCTGTCTGAAAACCGGACGGCCTACTCAGGCCGCTATCTGTAGTCACTGTCGCAGAAATTGTATCTTTGCGGGGAGAAATCGGTATGACACCATTAATCTTAGAAGAAGAGTCAAGCGATGATTATCTTGAACGGCTTTATCACGATAATGTATATACGTGCGCTCAGGGAGTGCAGAAGCTTGCTATGGCGATGCTTGCCATGGCAGTTGACGATATATTCTGGAGCGATAAAGGCTATTCGTGGTCATTGGCATTCAAGCTAAAGCGTGAACAGCAGGAAAGGGATGCACTCAAATGGGTGTTCAGCAAGTCAAGCGATAATGATTTTACTTTCTGGTGTGTAGTTGCTGGTGTAGAGGCCGATCTGTTCAGGGATCGGCTCGAACGCAAACTAACAATGAGGAGGAGGCGAAGACATGAGGGAATTTCGCATAAACGGAAGAACGATTCATCAAGACGACAGGCCGTTTGTTATATCTGAGATCGGCAACAATCACAATGGTTCTTTAAAGCTATGCAAGCATCTTATAAACCAGGCGAAGATTAACGGAGCCGATGCTGTGAAGCTCCAGAAACGATGTCCAGAGAAGTTATTTACAAAGGCATTGTTCAACGCACCCTATGGGCCTACTAATTCCTTTGGGCCTACCTACGGCGCACACAGGATGGCTCTTGAGTTTGACAAGACCGAATGGATTGAACTCTTCGATTATGCCGACAAAGTAGGCATAACGCTCTTTGCCACCGCATTTGACGAGGATTCGGTTGACTTTCTGGAGCAGTTTGCCCCGCCTCTGTACAAAATAGCGTCAGGATGCCTTCGGGACACGCCGTTGATAGCCAAAATAGCCGATTTGGGTAAGCCTATGGTCGTTTCAACGGGAGGGGGGACGTGGGAGGATATAGACCGTGTTTATGGCCTGTTAAAAAATAAACAGGCAGAATTCTGCCTGTTACATTGTGTCGCATCATATCCGAACCGGGCACAGGACATGAATTTGCGGATTATTGTGGCTATGAAGGTAAAATATCCTGACATAATAATCGGGCTGAGTGATCATTACCAGGGTTTCAACATGGCACTGGCCGCCTATTGCTTGGGGGCCATGGTTTTTGAGAAGCACTTTACCTCTGATCACACCTTGCCGGGCCCTGACCATTCTCTATCAATAGAACCGCATGAGCTGAATGAGTGGGTACATGAAATGGAACGGCTGCGGGCGGCCATGGGAAGCAGTGTCAAAGTCTTCAGTGAGTGCGAGCGCAAGGGCATTTATAAGATGGGCAAGGCTATACACGTCGCAAGGCCGATTCCTGCGGGGAAGGTTATAGAGCCTGCTGATATAGCCATAAAATCACCGGAAGAAGGCCTTTATCCGTATGAATATGAGAATGTTATCGGGAAGGTAGCTATAAGGGAATTATCAACGGCAAGTGTACTAAAATGGGAGGATCTGAAATGAAAAACGCGATCGTAACAGGGCCACAAGGCCAGCTTGGGCCTATATGGGCCTCAACATTAACCGACCTTGGCTATAGGGTCTACGGCATTGGGTTGCCAAAGTATGATTTCACTTGGCATGACTTTGTTGATTACATTAGAAATGACTTGGAAGAACTCGAAAGAGTGGACGCCATTATCCTCAACGCAGCCATAGACAACCCGCCGGGAAGCAAAGCCAGCTTTCACGGCAATTTGGATGAGATTATAAAAGTCAATCTCATAGCCAACTGTCAAATTGTTAGTGCCTTTCTTCCATTACTGATAAAAAACGGCGGGGGCGTGATTGTCGGTATATCCTCAATTCAGGGCCGTGTGGGGGCCGATTGGCGCAACTATGAGGAAGGATTTGAGAAGCCTGTAGGTTATAACCTGTCAAAAGCGGCTCTTGAGCAATATGCACGATCATTAACGGTACAATATGGCCGCTATGGGATCCGGGCCTGCTGTATCGGGTTTGGTGCGTATGATGGGGGGAAGCTCAACCCGGTATTTCTAAGAAAATATCTCAGAAATGTACCGATGGGGCG